GATTTCAGCCATCTGTCACATCCTCGCTTCTAGCTTGCGCAGCTTCTCGCGCATATCGAATACCGTCTTGTAAAGGTTGAGCGGGTTGCCTGAACCCTGTTCACCAATGGTCGGAGCGACGGTTGCGGTGTCTCCGCCCTGGTCCACGGTGATTGAGACCTCACGGACGATGTCCGTGTACTCGACTCCGTCAATGGAGACGGTGACGATGTCTCCGACGAAGTAGTCCCGCCCAAACTTGATCTGTTCGGTATCGACGGGGTAAATCTGGAAGTTGCCATTCTTGGCGCCCGTATTCAGGGCCTCCGTGGCAGCGTCCAATACAGCCTGTTTGGCTGTGGTGAACTGCTCATCGGTCACCGAAAGGTCAGCCTTGACCGGGAGACCGGTAGCCGGGTCGGCCTTGAGGGGCAGGTCCCTGCGGTCGAGGAACGCTTCGATCTCAAGGCCCCACTCGGCCTCGGTCTCACTGTCGATCTGCTGGTACAGGTACCGGCCTTTGCCGGTGCCTTGGCAAGCCACGATGACCCGTGTGACGGTAGGAGCCGTGAGGGACCATGTGAACTCTCGGAGGTTTCCCAGCTCCTTGCTGAACCGCACCTCCTTGGAGCGATCCCTAGGGGTGAAGAGGTTCAGGTTGATCGTCTTGGTGTTGGGGTCCCAAACGAACCGGTAGCCGGTCGTGGAGGTGTCGATCCAGGATTCGAGCTTCGAGCCGATGACGTCCCACTGGAGATTGTCAGCAACCACGTTGCCGAACGGGACGTCGCTCCCTACCACGACGCCGGCCGCGCGCCGGCTGGCCAGAGCCCCAGACCCCATCGCCTTGTTCAGTTCGTCCCAGACGAGGTGACCGGAGCGGCCGGAAACTGCGCGGCCGGTGTCTGTGGCCTGCCACTGCTGGGTAGCTTCCTTGGTCGGGTCAGGAAACGCCAAGCGGTTGTACGCGATCTTGTTGTCACACTTGCCGCCGAAGTACAGGGAGCCGAGCGAGGTGTGTTGAGCGCTTGTCCAATAGTGCTGAAAGCTCTCGATCTGCCCTGTGAGGATGGGGAGTTCGACGCCATCCTGATAGATGGCAATGCCGCCGCCCTTCTGGAGAAGGTCAGCCTGAGGCGTCCCCGCGGCTACGAGCATCTGCCATGTACCTTGCTGGCAATACCGGACCACTAGATCCATAGAGATCCATGTGTCGATAATGCCTATTCGGTTAAGGGCAGCGTCCCGCACCTCCACTCGGTATCCCATGTGCACCTCATGTCAGTAAGTCAAATAGCGTGGATGGAGCGTCATTTTCACCGTGGCGCTACCGCTGCCGGCCAAGAGATCGGCTTGAGCGGTGGACGTGCCGGCGGGCACCGACCAGAGCGACGGGTTGGGGGACAGCAGAGGGAAATAAATCTTTCCCGTCTCGTCCGTGACAGTCTTGAAGCCGGGACGGCAGTCAACTGTTAGGGTCCGGCCTACTGGGAGGGCGTCTACCCCTCCCGGCTGATCAGGAATGCCCCAGCTCGTACCGTCCGGGCCGGTGAATGCGAACCGCTTGAGCGGCCCGGTTATCTCCCAGACAGGCCATGCCTCTATGTCGCCGGGGTTCTCGATGGTGAGCGTCCCATTAGAGGGGGTTCCTGCACTGAGCGTCAGGGGGAGAAACGGATTGCTAAGAAACGGCTGATCCGTGCCGAAGGACCAGTTGGCTGCTGACTCCGTCTCTCCGTAAAAGTAGGGGTCCGCGGCGGTGAGCTGGATTCCGTAAGAGGTCCAGTTGAATCCCGAGGCCCCCACAGTTTCACTGCCCTCCATGCCACCGACGTAGTAGCACTTCAGGCGCCTCAACTCCCCGTCCTGCTCAATGAAGGTCAGGACGGAGTAACCGAGCTTGGGGTTAAGGGCGTTGGCCAACTTCGCCTTGAACTGTCGCAGGGTCCTACGGTCGATTCCATAGATGAAGATGGGAAGCAGAACCTGCCGGGCTGATGCCCTGGCCCCTCGAACCATCGAGCCGTCGAGGTTCGGGGACTCGTCCATGTGGACGGCAAACGGGGGTAGGTCGAGCCCCGTGGCTCCTGGCTGAAGGATCATCGCCGGCCACGCATTAGACCGGAGGCCGGTGAGGGGGATTTCCTCCCCCTCACCGTTTCCTCCCGTAATAGACACGTAGGTGCGCTGCCATCGCTCAGGGACCGGATAAACCACTCTGGAGAAGAGGGCTTCTCCGGGGGTTGTTGAGCGTACGGGAATCGGCATTTAGCACTCCTTCATTAGCGCTCCTTGTGTCAGAGGGCGGCCATCGTTTCTGCGTACTGCATCGCGCGAAGGACAGCCTGAGTGGTGTTCTCGGCCTTGGCCTCATGAATATGGATCTCGTATCGAGGCCCCATCATGTTGGCAGTGTCCTTGTCGTTGTAGACGCGCTCCCCACCCTTGAAATTGATCAGTTCAGGGCCCTTTTCACCCACGAGAGCAACACCAGGGGCAGCGGACCGGGTACCTGTCGCATATCCCTTGATCTTGCTTACCCTCGTAGAGGTCGTGGTCTTACCTCCCACGGTCCGCTTAGTGACTGTGGTTGTAGTGCCCTTCGCCGGGTCGGTCGTGGACGTGGTGACCGTCGTGACCTTTCGCCCCTGTGAGTCCGTCGAATAGGTCGTGGTCGTCCTAGTCGTCTTCTTCTTCGAGGTACTTCCTCCGCCCTTGACGGCCTGCCCCTGGCCCGTGAGCCAAGTCAGGAGGGATGCCAAGGAGGAATCAACCGGGGTCTTAGAGCTGATCTTCAGCCTCTTCTTGAACTTCCTCTCGATGAGGTCAGCCAACTTTTCGATGCCCTTGGTGAGCTTCTTGTCGTCGGCCATCAAGCCGTTTACGAGAGCCTGAGCGGCGGCCTTGCCAGTGGCGTAGTAGGAAGTCGCCACGGACTTGCCCAGAGAGGTGGAAGCCGTGCCGATGGCCTGGTAGGTGCTGTTGAAGTCCTTCACCTGTGTGTCGGTAGCTGTCAACATCTCCTTCGCGATGGCACCGCCGTCTACGGGGCCGGCGTCGGCAATCTCCGCGATGATCTCCTTCGAGAACCCACGCTTCACCAGAGCACTGATGTTGGACTGGAACGACTTGATCGAGGTCAAGCGCTCCTTCAGGCCGGAAATAGCCGAGGAGACAGACACCCCTTCGGTATTGAAGAGGCCAGTGAGGGAACGTTCTTGCGTAGCCTTGTCCGAGATGGACGTAGCCATTTCGCTTTCCTGCGCCTTGACGTCTGCCAGCTTGGCGTTCGCGTCCTTGAGCTTGGTCGCGATAGTCGCCCGATCAGCCACCATCTTCTGAAGTGACTTGTTCTGCTTGTCCAGCCACTTGTTCAGGTTGTTCGCAGTCCCCGAGCCGATACGACCCGAGGTGAACGCCTTGGTGATGATTGAATAGAGCTTGTTCACCGCCGTGTTGAGCGTCGAAACGCCCTTCTTGGCATCCGCGGCCAAGCCCGTGGTCCTGGTGCTCGACGTGCCCGAGGCGTAGCCCCGCTGTACGTTGCCCGAGGCCAAGACGCTGTCCTCGTGCGTCAAGACGGTTTCGCCGCCACTGAAGTTGACGAGTTCCGGGCCTTCCTCGCCGACCCATGCCCAACCTCGTGCGGCCCCGTCGGTACCTGTGGCGTAGCCCTTGGTTCCGGAGAGCGCCTTACGCCAGTTCGCGCCGTAGCGGCTGGTGGCATAGTTGAGGCCGGCGTAGATGGAGGCCAGTGGGTCAGTGATGCCCCGACTCTTGTACGGTCCGGCGTATGCCGCGAACGTGCCAGGAATCGTCTGCATGAGGCCCTGTGACGGGGTCCCATTCTTGGCGTTGATGTCCCAATTGTTGATTGCCTTCGGGTTACCCCCGGACTCGACCTTGATGCGGTGAAGCACCAGAGCCAAGTCAGATGCCGGAAGCCCGAGTTGCGCAAGGACCATCTTGACCTGAGGAGTCCAGCGGGAAACGCTGTCACCCACGCCGGGGACAGAGCTACCCGCGCCCTCCAAAATCTTGGAGACATCGGGAGGACCAGACTTGAGCCCGTCCCCGCTGAAATCGAAGAGTCCAGTCAGGTTGGGGAGGTTTTCCTTGGCGGTCTCAAATACTTCCCCAGCTACCTCGGCCCCATAGCTCAGGGGGTTTTGGTATATCTCCCGCATGCCCTTCACCATGTCAACGAAGCCGTTATACGTCTCCTGGGACATTTCCCAGATTCCGTTTACGCCTTCCTTGATCATGCCGACAGGGTCAGCGAGAAAAGCCGTCCCCCCCTTCCACAGAGACTTGAGGGTGTCTACGGTGCCTCCGAAGAGATTATCGACCACAGACTTCAGCGTCTTCATCGACAGAATGTCACTCATGTACTTCTGACCACGTTCGAGGACGTTGCCTTCGCCCTTCCAAACGTCATCCCAGAAGTATTGGCCTTGTACGGGTGCGAGCGCACCACCAAGAACGCCAATGACCTGACCGACTCCACTAGGAACGGGCGCCTTCTTCAGGAGTTCGAAGACGTCCGTGGAGATGAAGTCATACATGCCCTTGGTTTTTCTACCTACGTCAGAACCGATGAAGTTGTTTCCCCTGCGACCAGCACCCTTCATGCCCTTCTCGGTGTCTCCCCCAAGAGCGTCGGAGGACTGATACATACTCACAGCACTAGCAGCACCGCGGACGTCCCTGCCGACGTTGTAATTCCCGGCGGCAGCCACAATTTCATCCAGGCCGAGCTTCCCGAGAATGCCGCCCTTCGCGAACTTCATTTCCTTCTGAACCGCGCCGGCGCCCTTGGTTCGGGCGAGCTGGTTCATGTGGTTCACGTAGCCGGGGCCGACTGCGGCTGTCCATTCGGGCCGCATAACCGCCTCGCCGCCGGACAGGTGGAGCGATCCACCCGTAGGGCTGGTGAAGTGGTGGACATCCTGACCGGGCGTGTATCCGGGGAGGACACCACCGAGTGCCCTGCGGTTGTTGTTCTTCTTGTTGCTGCCGCCGCCCGGCGCATGGTTCGAGATGTCGTTGAGTCGGCTGTTGAGGGTGTTCGCCTTACCGGACGCGTTGTTAAGAGCGTCCTTCAGCTTGTTGACCTGCTTGACGACCGAACCCGTACTCATCCCGTTGAGCTGACCAACTCGCGTGATCAGGGAGGACTTCCCTCCGCCGACCTTGCCGCTCGCGGCATCCGCCGCGTCCTTCACGTGGTCAACCTGCCCCTTGACCTTGCCCAGGGACTTGCCATTGAGATTCCCGACCTGCTTGGCAGCCTCGCCAAGAGCGGTGTCCAGAGACTTACTCTTGCCCTTGGCGTCAGTAAGCTCGCCATCCAGGCCCCCGAGACCCTGGCCGTTCAGGTCCGAGACGTTGGATGCGGCCCGACTTACCTGACTCTTGAGGGCGCTGGTGTCCTCCGTGACCCGGTTGAACTCGCCCTCCAACGCCGAGAGCTTGAGCCCTTTGAGGTTGGTGGCAGCGGTGTCGGCCTCGCGGACCGCCTTTGCGGCCTTCTCCGCCGCAGCCTTCACACTGGGGTCAGCGCCGGCCAGGTGCTCGGCCAGCTCGTTGAAGTTCTCGCCCCTGAAGTTCCGGATCTTGGTCCGCAGACCTTCGATCTCGGTCTCAAGCTCGTTGATCTTCTGCTTGGCCTTATCGGTGTTGACCTGGATCTCTTCAACTTGCGAGTTCCTGCCACGAACCGAGTCGATCGCACGCTGACCAAGGGCGCGATTGTCACCACCGTTGATGTTGGCTCGGCGCTGCTGGTAGCGGTCCCTCCAAGAGGTGTCCGTCTGACCCTGTGCCCTGGTTGCTGCAGCACGGCGCCGGCCGTCAGCCTCAATCCAGTTGGCATGAAGCCTGTCGGCTGTGCGCTCACGCGGGTCACTGCGCTTCTTTGCGTCCTTCCGCAGTTCCTTGGCTTCGCGCTTGGCCTCGCGCTGGATGGCCTTGGCTTCCTTCTGGGCATCCGTCTCGGTGCCGAGGCCGGTGGCCTGGCCCACAATCTTGGAGGCGCCCTTACCGGTCTTGCCTGCACCCTTCAGAATGCCTGCCAGGGGGGAGGCCAGCTTGAAGAGTGCTCCGAAGAGCTTGATCAGGCTGCCGAGGACGATGGCACCCCCTCCGAGGAGCACGGCCCACTTGCCGGCCTCGATGAGCATGTCGGTGAAGCCCTCGTGTTCCTTGAGGTACTTGACCGTGTCCTTAACCCAACCGGTAAGAATGGTCAGGTTCTCAAACAGCTCGGTGACAACCTTCGAGGAAGGCCCTTGGAGGTCCTTTCCGATCTCTGTCAGCGAGTCGAGCAGGCCACCCTTACCCATGATCGCCGCACCGGCGCCTGAGTACTCGTAGGCCCCGTCCTTACCTGTCGGAGAAACGAACAGGTCAGCCAGGCCGAACTTCGAGGACTCCCACATGTTCGCAAGTCGCGCGGTGATCGTCGCACTACCCTGCTTCACGGCCGCGGATTCGTCGGTGCCAGTGCCGGCCACCTTCTCGGCCTGCTCCAGGATGGCGCTGACGATGGACTCACCAGGAATGCCGCCGGTGTCCTTGGCGTTTTGCATCCAGTCCATCATCTGTGAAGAAGCCTTGTTGACATTGGGAACTTCCCAGTCAACGCCCTTCGCTTCCATCATCTCTCGACGGTCTGTAATTTCCTTCTCGGTGTAAGGGCGGTCCTTGAAGCCGAGCACCTTAGCGAGCTGAGGAATATCGAAACCGGCACTCTGTGCGAGGGTACGGACGTTCCTCAGGGAAGCTCGGTCAGCTTCCTGAATGTTGCCGACTGCGACCAGGGTGCGCTTGACCATCTCGGGATCGGTGATGCCCGCATAGGCGGCAAGGTCACCAATCGACTGGACGAGGCTGGTAGCGCGCGTGGACGCTTCCTTCGAGTTCAGCCCATTCGACATTCCGGAACGGGTGTACTGGGCGGCATAGGTGAACATGTCCCCGACCGCATAAGGCGTCTGAGTGCCATACTCCTCAAGCGTGTTGATCTGCTTGGACGTGTCCTTTGCGGAGACGCCCATACCTTGAAGCGCAGTCTGGGCGCGCATCAGGGAGTCAGCCGCCGAGATACCCATGGCGGACATGGCAGCAGCAGCCCCCAGCAGAGGCGTGGTGATGTTCCTCTGGATGTTGCGGCCAAACTCTGACATCGAGGTTCCGATGGCGTTGACCTGAGTGCCGGCCGAATACATGGCCTTGGTCCAACTCTTACTTGCCTTCTTCGCGTTGTCCTGCAAGGCACGCACGGTTTGGTCGTTCGCCGCGATCGTCTGCTGTGATGCCCTCTTGGCGGCCTGAGCCGCAGCAACCTGCCCCTGGGCCGCAGCGATGCTTGCGGCCTTCAGGCTGCTCATGTTGGTGAGAATCTGCGCCTGACGGGCGTTGTGCGCAGCCGTGTATGCGGCCTGCGCCGTGCGAGCGGCCTTGACCGACTCGGCGGCCTCAAGCTGGGCCTGGCGGACGACGAGAGCCGTCATCGCCTTGACCTGAGCCTCACGGGCCTTGGTCTGCTTCAACTGTTCGGCAGCTACCTTGCGCTGCTCGACGATGTCCGCCGCGGACCACTGCTTGGCCTCGTTGATGCGGACGAGGGAGAGGCCCTTGCTCTCCTTCATCATCGCCGCAACGTCCTTGCGGTACGAAGCTGCTACTTCGGCCCCGTACCGGATCTCAAGGTTGCGTGCGTTGAGGGCTACGCGTTCGCGCTGACGAGCCGCCTTCTCGGCGGCTGCGGTCTTCGCCTGCTCGGACTTGGCCTTAGCCTCAGTGACCGTAGAAATCGCCCTGATGTGGGCGGCCGTCTCGGTTTTGTTGTAGTCCTGGCGCTTCGCGGAGGCTGCCTGCTCCAGCTTCACGCGCTTGGCGGCCTCTTCGCCGTACTTGATGGTTACATAATTCTCAAGCTGTTCCCGGAGCTTTGCAGACTGCCGGGCGAGTGTGTTCGTGTCGCCCGTGAACGCAGCGATTTCCTTCTCTGCGCGGTCGAGCTGGGCCTTCAGCTGAGCGTGATCCAGCTCAGGGGTAATCTTGATCCAGGCGTTTCCGACCTTGATGCTTCCGGCTTCGGGCATCGATCCCCCTTAGAGGCTGTTCATTCGGCTGAAGAAATCCACCACCTCATCTGTTGAGGCATAGTTCGGTTGCACAGGCTCAAGGATTTCTTCTTCCTGACCCGGCCGAAGCATGGGAGTAGGCGCGGGAATGGTTTCGGAGTCCTCACTCGAATTGGCCGAGTAGAACATCCAGTTAGAAAGCTCAAGGGCGTCGTGGACCCGAGCAAGCAAGTGATCTGAGGTAGACCACTCGGAAGATTCGTCAACAGCCGCCGCTAGGGCGGAGCGTCCCGGCTGTCTGAGCAGAGACCCGATCAAGACGTTGATGCGGCGGAGAGAGAGCTGTCCACTCCACAGGTCCAGAAAGTCAACCCCGAAGAACTGAAGCAGGTCGGCCTCAAGCTCTCCGGGGAACTTCCGGATGATGTAGACAGCTCGACTCAGTTTCCCGAAGCCTCGTTGATCTTCGCGTTGAACTCCTGGAAGTCTCGGATGGTCGGCTTGGCCTTCCGGTACTCCTGCCACTGCTCTTCACCCAGGACGATGCGGACGGCCTCGAAGTCGTTGTCTGCAAACACGACGTCCACCGGGTAGTCCAGCGGGGACGGGAGGACGTAGGTCTTACCGTTGTGTTCGACAGTGACGCCGGCACCCGTCGCCTCGGCCTCAGCGGCGCCCAGCTCGTTGTCAGCGTCGGGAACCTCGGTCTCGACAACGGCCTCATCGGCGGGCTTGCTGGCGGCAGTCTTCTTAGCAGTCATGGGTACTCCAAAGGGTGTGGGGCATGGGGTGGGGTGGGAGAGAGGCCGGGGACTACAAGCCCTCCCCGGCAGGGGAGTGGGAATTAATTCCCAGGGATCACGGCGCGGTGGTCGTCATGTCCTGGTTCGTCAGGACGTATCCGAGAGTGCCGCCACTGTCGAGGGCATCGATGGTGAGCTGGTATTCCTGCGCAGCGTTCCGGACGAGGGTGATGGCGCCTCGGTCCTGGACCATCGACCGCGGGATGACCACACGGTTCAACTTGGAACCCTGGCCCCAGTCCACGACAAGGGAAATCTCCTGAAGCTCCGGAACGCTGGAGAGGTCCAGGCGCCACGTGTTGACCGTGCCGCCCTCAGTAGGCGTCACCTCAGCCCACGAGGCACCCCAGAAGAGTTCGGTCGTGTTGATGTTGGTCTCGATGAAGGTCGCCTGAACGCTGAAGGTGGCAGCCGAGACGTTGAAGAGCACCGGTACCGCGCTCTGCCAGGCGTTGACGGGATCGGCCGTCACCGTCGGCGTGATCACGCAGCCCGCATCGGACAGGTATCCAAGCGAGGTGTATCCGGTCGGGGCGGTCTTGCCGTCGCCCACCTCAGTGGGGAGGGTGGCGCCTACAGCAGGGGCGAGGTACACGGCGCCCTGGGGGGCAAACCTGATCTTCGTGGGGTCATTAGCCATATGGGCTCCTTGGGGCAACAAAAAAACGGTCCCAAAGGGACCGTCAGGAAAGGGAGTTGGGTGGGTCAGTCGTCAGCCACGAGGTACACAGAGACCTCGCCCGAGTACGCGGGCTCAAGGGACTGCTTGTCTGGATGCCAGCTCGGGGCATCCTCTTCGTGCACGTCCAGGACCAGGAGGCCGTTGAGGATCTGGCCGGGTAGCCACTCCAGCAGGTACTCCCGGACGGTGTACGCCAGTGCGCCGGCCTCCGCAGGGCTCTGGCCGTAGACGTCATAGACGACGTACATGCGGTCAACGCGGTCCCGCTTGCTGCGGTAGCCCCCGGACTGCATGAGGTAGATGGTCGTCTCTCCCACGCTCCGGCCTACAAGGGTGCCTGTAACGGCGCCCGAGGGGATCTCTGGGATTGCTCGGAGGTAGCTGACCAGCAGGGGTATCGGGTCTGATCTCATTCGACCCGCTCACTCTGGAGTACAGCCCTCAGGTAGAACCGGCCAGCGTGGCGCTTGCCTGCCGGGTCGCGGTATCCGCGCTCCTGGAGCATTGCGTGACGGGCTCGGTCGTTCTCCTCGACGACGACGTACCCCACCCAGCCCTCCCCGACCTGTTCGACGTAGGGGTGGATGTTCTTCTTGATCGAGTAGGCATCGGTAGTCACGTGAGGTCCGCGGGGAGCGGCCTTGATCATGTTGCCCGCCATCTGTCCCGTCTGGGTGACGACCAGGGCCCGGACCTCTCCGGACTTCATGAGCTTGGATTCAAAGCCCATGTCGGTCTCGAATGTGAAGTCCTTGGTCCCGTAGCGGGAGTACTGTTTTCCTCGCCTCGGAGTAGCCATTACTTAGTCACCCCCCGGACGTGAATCATGGTGTATTGGCGAGATCCCAGTTTCCACTTCCATGGTTCGCCCTCGGGCGTCCAGAGTTTCGACTGAAATAGGATTCGGTCGGAGGAGTCCACCGACAGGTTTCCCGGCAGGTAGATCGTCGCCTTGTTCGTGGTGGTCTCGCGGACGGGAGTCTCAGCCTTTCGCGACCGCAGGTAGGGGACGCCGGCACCGAGCCCGGACCAGACAACTGTGTATGTGTCCCAGTCGCGGTGATGGCCGTAGTCGTCCTCTACCAGCGGCGTGCGCTGAACTTCGATGTAGTCGTTAAACAGCGCCATCGACGGTCACCTCTGTCCAGGTGATCAGGGGTATTGACCCCAGGCGCTTCCTGTACCTGACCAGCATCGACTTTGCGGCCTCCGAGAGTCCGGAGGTGAACGCGGTCTGTGCGTACTCGACTTGAAGGTCTCCGGTCTTTTCCATGACGGTGCCAGGAGAGACGGAGAGCCAACGAATCACTTCCGCACAGACGGCGGCCTTCACGGCGCCGGGTACTGCCTCCCATGTCGGCTGCTGGAAATCTGTCCCGCAGTAATCGCACACTAGGGCAGTGGCGTCTTCTATGAAGGCCGCCGTCTTGGTGGCCTCTGCGTCATCAGCGAAGGGCCGCCCGAGACGGGCGACCACATCCTCAACAGTTGCTAGCGGCATTTAACCTCCCTCAGTAGTTAAGGGAGATCAGCCAGCAACAGGCGCAGTCTCCGTAATCGCAATCTTGAGACCGCGGACGAACTTCTCACCGATGACGGTGCCTCGGACCGAGTAGGCCGGGTCTTCCTTGATGGTGGCGAGGCCGTACATCGTGTCGAGGCCGATGGTGTCGTGCTTCTGGTTGTAGTCGTAATCGACCAGCATCCGGGTAGCGATACCGTTCACGTTCTGGATGGAGCCGGTAACGGCACCCATCGGCAGAGCCGGGCACGCCGAAGCAATGAGCATCGCGGACTTGTGGAAGAGGTACATCTCCAGACCGAACGCATTGTGAATGACGATGTCGAAACCGTAGATGCGGCCGACAGTCGCCCGACGCAGGGCGTTGGTGTCGCCGGAGTAGTCAACCGCGACGAATTCCGGGTCCTTCAGAAGGATTGCCTCGACCTCGGGGCCAGCGATGAGATACCGCTCTGAGGTGGGGACCAGGGCGAGGTTCATGTTCATGCGCGCATCGACCAGGGCCGCACGGATGCCAAGCGCACGCTCGGTCATGTTGGCACCGGTACCGTCAGCCTGCGGGATGGACACCGCGACGTCACCACCAACGGCGGTCTTCTGCCCTGCGGTCAGGCTGGAGCGGTTGATGTTGGCCTTGATGAACGCGGCAACGGTGTCGTCGAAGTACTCGGCGAAGCCTCGCGTGAGCTTCGAGAGGACCTGAGAGCCGAACTGGCGGAGGTCGAACGCAACCTGCTCCATGCCGATCGCGGTGGCGTTCTGCGCGAGCGTGGTGAGCTGGACCGGGAACCGGGTCTCGGTCACGAAGCCGTTCGGGGCCCTGCGGTCGGTAGTCGGAAGCGGCCGATCGGAGGCCGCGGCGAAGACGTTCTTGTCACCGGTGATCGGGTTGGTGATCGGCGAGGAGATACCCGACGCCTGAACCGGGATGCCGCGCGACTCGCGGTTGACGTTAATGACGTCACCGATGCCGCCGGTGAAGTTCAGCTCGGAGTACCGGGCCGGGAGGCCACCAAGGGTGAGCTGGCGGTCCAGGATGCCGAGAGCGGCAATGGTGACCTGCTTAGGGTCAAGATTAAAGTGATGCTCGGGCATTAAGCCTCCATGAGGGCATGAAAAAAGCCCCCCAGAGGGAGGGCTGAATTAGGTGAAGGGGAGGCTTAGAGGAAAGCCCCACCCGCGATGTAGTCCGCCAGATCAGTTGGATTGGTACTGGCGAAGTCGCTGTTGCCGCCCTTGTTGTGGCCGGCGCCTGCGATCTGCGGGAAGCCCGCTCCGGGATTGCTCTGCTTGGGCAGAGACTCAATGAACGACTTGACCGCGTCCGGGTTCGGGCGCGAGTCCTCGCCCGTGAACCGGTTGAGGTCGAGGAAAGAGAGGTCAGGAAGTTCAGCGCCGACACCTACGGCCTGAAGCCGCAGTTCCGCAGTTACCAGCTCCGTAGAGACCTCTCCGAGAGCGGACGTCCGGCCCTCGGTCTTAGCGGCCTCAATTGCTGCCGCCTGGGCTTCCTGGAGCTGCTGAAGCTCGGTACGAGACGTGTTGTAATTGGTCTCGTTCTGTCGAGAGAGAGCTTTCCAGCGGTCGCGGTCGGCAATAACCTCTTCCAGCGTCGGACCAGTGGAGGGGTTCGGAGGATTTCCCTCGTTACCAGGCTGGCCGGCGTTGTCGTCCTGAGTAGTCATACGTTGTTCCATTTCGGAAGGGACTCACCATTTCGGCGGGTCAGGGCTTAGCCTCATGGATCTTCCGGTTTGCATTACCGGCGTTTCCCTGCGGAGGCTTGTTGGGGTTGGGCTGCTGGCCCTGCGGCTGAGGTTGTGGCATGAGTTTCTGAATCTCTGCCTGAGCCTTGGCGTCCGCCTTACGCATTTCGCGGAAGTCGGCGATCTGAGTGCCGGAGAACCCGGCCTCGTGCCACAGGAATTCAAGAGGCACGTCGAGCTGCTTCAGCTTGAGCAGTGCGTCAACATGCTGTGCTTCTGTGCGGTATTCGGGGTCGCGCCAACGCGTCTCCATTTCGAAGGCGTCCTTGCGCTTGTCACCCTTGACCGCGAAGCAAAGTCGAATGACTCGTTCCCATGCTTCACCGAAGTGCAGCATTCGTTCCCGGACCTTGGCGACAAGCCCGGCTTCCGCCGAGATGATTGCTTCACCAGAGGGGGCGTTGGTCGTGTTGACTAGGAAGTAATGACTGGGGACCCTCGCGACAGTGCTGAGATGCTGAACGAGCATATCCACCAACGTCACGTAATTACTGAGGTCAGCGGCAGCGAAGGACCCGAATTTGGCGAGAGGGTCCTCAGCCTGAAGTAGTTTGTCCTGGCCCACGTTGTACGGCTCGACGGGATTGCCGTTCGTGTCTTCCTGAATCTCCAGGCCAGTGACGTAGCGCTGGGGGAAGGCCGCGAATTCGGAAGCGGTGAGCGCGTCCATCGTGGTTTTGTTGATCGCATCCTGAATCGGGATGCAGTTGGCCAGTTCAGAGACCGGGTCCATACCGAGTCGAGAGCGATTCTCGAAAGGCACCACGGGGACGATGCCGAGGGGGTTGGGCTTCTTCTCGCCCTGGTCCCACTCGGTAGTTCCGTAGGCCACCTCGTAGACGTAGTCCTCGGTCCAGAGGGTGACTTGCTGCCGGCCCCATGCATCCATCTCGAAGCGTGCCGCGGCCTCCAGCTCCCACAGGGAGCCGGGCTTGTAGGAGACCGCCATACGGGAGCCAGGAACCGGCGTAATGGTGGGTTCGCCCCTGGAGTCTGCCCAGACCACGACGTACGCGACGCCGGTGATCAGGGCCTCAAGGTGCACGGACGACGAGTAAGCGTCCATGCTCGACCGCTGCCAGAACTCCCGTGCTTCCGCACCGTCGTCCTCTCCGGAGATCCGGAAGGAATCAACGTGCAGGCGCTCGTTCGTGGAGTCCACGATGGTGCCGCAGAAGTTGTCTCGCCACTCTCCGAAGACGGAGGCAAACGCTGCCTTGTACTTCATCTGAGAGAATGCGAGCTTCTGTTGTTCTCCCTCGTAGTACTTCGAGTACTTGTGAGACTCATGAAGCGGTCCCGGAACTCTCCCGTACAGATACATGAGCCACTGGTCAGGAGTTTCCGGCTTACCTATGAATGCCGTATGGCTTCCAGGGGGGACGATCATAGGCGGGCCTCTTTCTAGAAGCCCACGACACGTGACCTTCTCAGTTTCATTCGTCCATCAGCAATGGCATCCGCCCTGGCCTCCATAGCAATTACGGCGCACACGGCGAGGTCCACCTTCCTTTTGGATCGGGGGGAGTCTTTTTGGATCAGGATTCCTTGCGGAACTTCGCGGGTTACGGCATTGAGTACGTGCCGAGTGAGGCGGGTATCTCCGTCATGCTTGAGATCGCCGACCATCACGGCAGTGCGGAAACGTTCCACGGCCTGAACCATGCGAGTTGGTTTGTTGGTCCAGAATTCGAATACGGTGTCATCGCCATGTGTGATCGACCAGCGCCCAATAGCTTCTTGCCAATAGGGCGGGTCCGCGTACATCCACGCGACGCGGTATGTATCGAACGCTCGATGTACCGCAGCCTCTACCGAGAGAACATCGACTTCCCACTCGTCGTGTGCGTGCTCTGGGCGCTCCCAGACGCCAATGACGAAGAGCTTGGCGTCCCGCAATCTGACGCCGACAATTCCTGTGGCGTCTCCGCGGATCGATCCATCGAAGCCGAGGGCTATCTGATCGCCGGGCTTGATGGGGTCCTCGTCGTCCTCGCGCGCATCCCACTCGGCCTTGGACATCCACCCGTCCGAAGACTCTGCTATTCGGTTGCAGAAGAAGCGGAGGTAGGTGGAGTCCGGAGTGGTGCGGTCGTATAGGATCGTGCGAGTCAGGCCGTCAATGTCTGCCCACGCAGCATCGCCATACGCCTCGATGAGGGCCTTGCGGACCTTGGCTTCATCCCGCATCTCGTCAGGCTCGATAGAGCCCTCAATGCAGTCGTACAACCAAAAACCCTGGGTGATCATGTCACTTTCGTGAATGACCTGAGCGACACTGTCTTCGTTCGGGTTGTACGCGTTGGTCGTAGTTACCCAGCGGGAGCCGACCGCAGCCAGCTTTTCAACGTTTCGCTTCAGGGTCTGGAAGAATTCCGGGCCGCCGTTGCTGCCCACCCAGTGGTGGACTTCATCCATGAGTACGAATCAGCATTCGTCTGGACCCCAGCAGAAATCAATCCGCCGGGGTCCAGACAAAGGTTGGGCGATTCCCCTCGTTGGTTCGGCCGGCGGTCGCCTTCGGCTTGATCGAGCCGGGCTTACCGCTCTTGAACTGGATGACGGCCTTGCCGATGTCGAGGTTGTATTCCTTCTCGGCAGGAGACTCGGACAGACAACCGCGGATGAACTCCATGGTCTGTTCGGTCTGCTCGTACGCCGTGGCGCCAACCTGGACAGTGGGCAGGGCAACGCGCTTCGCCACTGGGAGGCCGAAGGCGTTGAAGTGGGAGAAGCGGCAAGGGCCGATGAACTCGACGATCGCCAGAGTGGCCAGGAGAGGTGTCTTGCCCCAGCCCTTAGCGCGCCGCAGGGTGCCGGCGCTGAAGAGCCAGGTTCCGTCAGGCTTGATCGCGTAGAACCAGAGGACGAACCGAAGCTGCTCCTTGGTGAACTGCCAGGGCTCGCCTGCTCGGTCTCCGTCAGGCTGGACGATGTACTTGCTGCACCAGCGGATGACCTCGTACCCCAGGGTTTCCTTGGGGGAGGGAACGCCCTCAGGCAGGTTGCCGGTCTGCAAGGGCGGTCACCTCTATTCAGTCGCTTAGAAGCCGGAACAGCTCCTCGTCAAGGTCGGATGTGGTGGTTTCGGGGGTGCCGGGCTCGTCGCCCTGGTCCTGGTCCTCGGGGCCCTCAAGGGACATGCGCAAACGGGCCCTGTCCTCGGTGGTCGCACCCCACTTGGCTACGCGCTGCCGGATCTCCCCGGCGAGCTTCACGTCTCCCTGGTAGAAGGCGTCCACGAGCTTCACGGTGATCTCCAGCTCAGCCCAGTCGGTCTCAGCCCATGCGCCGGCCTGAGGGGAGGTCGCCCAGGTCCGCCAGAAGCGGCGGGCACCAGCACTCTTGATTCCTAGGCCGGGTGGAAGGGCTCGGCCCTCGGTCGTCGAGCTGCTGAGGGTCTGTGCGTGCTCGTGCTTGTTGCGCCTTTGTGCGTTGTCCTTCGGCTTCGGTCCGCGGGTCACAGCTTCACCGCGCTTGGGTCGATCCCGTACAGGTCGCCCAGCTCTTCAAGCTCGAAGAGGGCTTCCTGTCGCCAGGAGCGCTCAGCGGCCTTGCTTGGCCGGCGCGTAGGTGCCTCAGGCCCGCAGAAGTCGTAGGGGCAGTCGAAGCACCTGCCGTTGCACGCGGACATGGGACACCTCCGAAGGTGGACGAGTGGGAAGGAATGAAAGAAGCTGCCCGGCCCTGAGGGCGGACGGCAGGGTCCTTGTGTGCGTTGACGGATTCGAACCGCCGTTGCCCCCTTGCGTGGGGGAGTCCTGGGCCGCTGGACGAAACGCACCGCCCCTCTGTCCCATGATCAGTGGGAGTTTCGGAGCACTGCCGGAGCTACCGGCATGGCATGGGTGACAGGAGTCGAACCTGCGACATCCGGGTTTGGAATCCGGCGCTCTGGCCCGTCTGAGCTACACCCCATATGTGAGACAGGGAGGCCGGTGAACAGCCCTTCTCTGTCTCCAGCTCCCCGACCTGGACTCGAACCAGGGACACACGGATTAACAGTCCGTTGCTCTGCCGACTGAGCTATCGGAGAACGAGGCCGCCTCAGGGGCGGCCTTCGCTGTACGTCTTGTGCTTGTGGCACGTCTTGCAGAGAACCCAGAGGTTGTCTGGCTCCCAGGAGCCACCGCGGGCTACCGGGACGATGTGATCAACTTCCAGCTCTTTGCGAGAGCCACACTGCTGGCAAGTGAATCGATCTCGCACAAGCGTTCGAGAACGACGCTTCGACCAATCTCTTGGCCTCGAAGCATTTCGAGCAGATGTTCGATTCCAGCCCTTGCGGGTCTGGTGGTCAAGGCATCGCCCGTCCCTCACCGAGGGGGCCAAACAGCCTGTATTCAGACAGATGCTTTTGGCTCTCGGCATGGTCTCTCCTGTGGTCTGTGGCCCCGGCCGGTTACTGGTCTGGCGGTCGGGGCCGGCCCTGGAACCTGCTCGGGAGCCTGGGCTCAACCGGAGGATCAACAGGGAAACAAGGGGTTGCTACGTACGCAGTACGTCATCCAGGGTGTCTCACCTGGGCTTATGATGATCCGCTGCAGCCTGTAAGTTACTCTTGCGTAGGTAGGTGGGTGAGGGTTCACAGTTGGGTCATATATGTCAAGCCAGTTGGAGATGCTTGAAGTTCAAACTGTTAAGTGGATGGCTTGTTTACTAGTCCTTCATAAGTTGTTCACACAGTCGTTCGCTCGCTCGTTTCACTCGCTCTCTCACTACTGATGTCGGTGTCAAAGTGCCTGGTCTGTGACAGGTTGCCTACAAGTGAGACTCAGGTCACCCCGTCACAGGATCAACTGCTAGCGGACTCACAGGTTGAAGGAACTTGATTTCGTGACGGTCCTTAGCTACCTTGGGCGAAACTTTGAGAGGACAACCCCCCCGCCATGACCAAGCTGCCAGACAATGACACCTTGAGGCGTTACTTCCGAGAAGGTCTGAGCGATAAGGAAATTGCTCAAGCTTTCGGTTGCTCGGTCCAGGCGGTTAATATGCGATTCGCCGCAATGGGAATCGAGCGCAAGCCCTATAGCAATACGGCCGCAGCGATTCTTGAGGTTGCGTGGCCACGGGATGAGTTTGATCGGAGCAAATTCACCCGCTTCAATCGTGCCCGTGACCTCGCCACGTTCATTCGCTGGCGTCTCGGTGACCCTGATCTGACGCCGAGGCAGCACGAGAGGGTTGAGAAGTTCACACGTCACCTGGAGAAGGAGGGGCTTGTCCTGGCGATCGACTGGGACAGGGATAACCCTTGGGTGTACGTGCCTCGGGAGCCGCAGGACGGCCGGCTCGTCGTCCGCTGGCCTACGGGCCGGGAGATGCCCAGGGGGCCTCACCTGGAGGCCATCACTCTTCCCCCTGTTCCGGCCGAACCTGAGATATCCGTGGAGCTCAATGCATAATTTCACATCAAAACGGGCATCTTGAGCCCCCTGCGCGTCAGCGTGGGGGGCTCCGTCACGTTCCTTTACCACTTCTTTACTCTTGGCCCTGCAACCCCCTGGTGGGTTTACTCACCTAAATTTCTAGTATTGCCGTCACACGTTCAACCTGTATTGTGAATGCAGGGGGAAGGACCTCCTCCGCTTACGGATGAGTGACTCGGTCGGTGAAACGATGAATGAAACGCGCACATGGCTGGGTGAGATCGCAGGAGTAACCAGAGGTAACCACGGCTGCCAGTGCACTTGGAATGCGCGAACGGTCAAGGTGCGTGCGGACGCCAACACTTTGGGGATGCTGATCCTCTACTCACGTGGGACGGTGGCTGAGTGGGTGGACCTGATCATTACGGACCTGTCCCTTGACTCCCTTACCACGCGCCGAATACTCGACCTTGAGCGCGAGTTGGGCGCCCGCGTCTCCGCACTGGAGATCGCACGGGCCAGCTACCCCCGTGGGCACGCTGAAATCCCGGGGTCCAGTGCGTTCACCATCATCCGACTGAGCAACCTAGGAGCAACGCTTGAGTGTTGAGAGTCAGCCGCGGTCCGTCTCGCAGACGGAGCAGTACGAGAAGTGCGCATGGCGCTGGTACCTGCAGCGGGTAGAGCGCGTACGACCCAGACCAGCAGCGTGGAGCTTCCACGGGACGGCCTTTCATTCCGCCGCAGAGGCGTGGGAGAGGTCGTCTCGTACGTTGGAGGCCGATGAGGTGACGGAGTTGTTCCACGACGAGTACACGCGCATGGTGAACGAGGCCCTGGCCGAGGAGAAGGACACGGACAAGTGGTTGGCCGCCGGCCGCTACACGGGCGGTGAGGACATCGAGCGCCGCTACTACCTCGGGCTGGAACAGACTGCGGCCTACGTCCAGTGGAGCAAGGACAGCCGGCCGAAGCTCTGGACGGAGCCGAACGAGGGCGGGCCGGCGCTTGAGCTGTCCTTCATGGTCGAGCTGGGTGGCATCAAGGTGCGGGGCTTCATCGACCAGGCCCTTGAAGACGATGACGACAAGGTCAGGGTCAGGGACCTGAAGACCGGCACCATGAAGTCCAAGTTCCAGCTCCAGACGTACGCCGTGGCCATGCGGAAGCAGTGGAACGTAGAGGTCGAGCGCGCTGACTGGTACCTGGCCAAGGACGGGCGCCTCTCCCGGCCGCTGAAGGTGGGCGAGGTGTCAGAGGACGAGATCGGGCAGAGGTTCGCAGACATGGACGCAGGAGTGAAGGCCGGCCGCTTCCCGGCGAACCCAGGCTTCGACTGCAACTTCTGTGACGTCTCGCACGGGTGCATATTTTTTTCGCCCAGAACTTGAATCCGTGACAAGGTTCATCTACCTTGAAATTGAGGGAAGGAAAGAAACCATATACAGCCTTGCGCAATCAGTTCTGGCCAAAGGGGCGGCGGGGGAACCTCTCCCTTCGCCGTTCAAGGGCCTGGCCTCTCACGAGGTCGAGTTCCGGCGCGGTGAGTTCTCGCTCATTGCCGCCGGCCCCGGTACAGGCAAGTCGCTCTTCGCTCTGAACCTGGCACTGTTCGGCAACGTCCCAGTCATGTACTTCAGCGCCGACAGCAACGCCGCTACGCAGCTCACAAGATCCACAGCGCTCCTCACGGGAGACAACGTGAGGGACGTGAAGCGCAAGCTCCTGTCGGACAGTTTCGACGAGTACATGGGCTACCTGAATAAGCGCTGGTGGATCAGGTTCGACTATGACGCGAGGCCCAGCCTGGCGGACATCGAGCTAAGGCTTCGGGCGTATTTCGAAGTCTTCGGGACGTTCCCGCATCTGATCGTGGTGGACAACATCACGAACGTGCAGGGAGACAACCCGGCCGGCGATGCGGAGAGCTTCACGTTCGGCCTTGAGGCCATGTGTGAGTACCTGTCGGACATGGCTCGGGTGACAGGGGCACACGTGCTCTCTCTGCACCACGTCACGGGCGAGCACAGTGATGGGCTCAATCCGATCCCGCTCAGTGGAGTGAAGGGGAAGATCGGGCGAGTCCCGAACGTGATCCTGACCATCCACAAGGAGATAGACGGCATGGACGGCAGGATTCTGCACGTCTCGCCCGTGAAGAACCGTGAGGGTTTCGAGGACTCAAGCGGTCAGACGTACAGCTCCTACGAGTTCAACTCGACGAACATGCGGCTGACGGACGTCTCTCACACCCTGTAAGTGAGATAGGCCACAGGGCTAACGGCTTTTAGAACTTGAATCCGTGACGGAGTCGGCCTATATTGAAATTAGGGAAAGGGGCGGGGAAATGAACGGAACTTGTGGGTACAGCCTTCAGCGGGAAATCGTGGATATCCTTCTGGATGAGAACCCTGCAATCTCGTACAACGAGATTCGAAATGCCGGTGGCGGCGTTGTTGCTCTCGTCCTCACGGTCGAGAAGCCTCGGAATATGCGCCTGTACCGCCTGGCCAAGGAACTGAAGTTCCAATCTCGACACAGCGCCGCTCAGGTGGTCGCGGTGACGATGACCACGACAGACGGGCCGGCATGGGAAGTTCTGCCCCTCTCGTACCTTCAGGGCCTTGCCGATGATGCGGTTGCCTTCAAGGACCAGCGTCGGCTTCAGGCGGCCTTGAGGCCCCGTGTCCGATAAGCCAAGGGCCGGGTACAGAAAGTGCACGAAGTGCGAGAAGAACAGGGCTGTTCGGTTCTTCGCCACGGCTGGCCGAGTGTGCTCGACCTGTAGGAAGAAAACCCGTAGGGCCTCGTCACATGAGGCTCGGGTGACCTCTACCTACGGCCTTGAGCCTGGCGAGTTTCAGGCCCTCATGGACTACCAGGGTGGCGTGTGCGCCATCTGCGGAGAGCCAAGGCGGTACCGGCTCGACGTGGATCACGACCACAAAACCGGCCTGGTCCGAGGGCTCACCTGCCGCCTCTGCAACCGGCGAATCCTGCCGGGAGCCAAGGACAACCCCGAGACGCTGCGATCCGCAGCCGAATACCTAGAGAACCCGCCTGCGGTCAGCTACCTTGGCCCGCGCTTTCACATGGACATGCGAGGAGTTACCGATGAGTGAGGCATCCATCAAGCTCGACTACCGCAAGTGGCGGGGCGAGAAGGAATACCTGGGCTCCATGTATCGGCGGTATGACTTCCCCGTCCAGGTGAGGCGGATCGGTGAACCGGCCCCGCACAGCGGTAAGTAAGCCGCCGATAGCTGCGGTTCTCAAGCACTACTACTCAATAGACGTAAAGCAGCGGGCAGGGTGGTCCAAGATCCCCTGCCCGCTTCACGTTGACGAGAACCCCAGTGCATCGGCCAACACCGAGAAAGACCGTTGGAACTGTTTTGTCTGTCAGGTTTCTGAGGACTCGATAGACGTAGTGATGCGAGAGGAAAAACTTGGCTTCCGAGAAGCCCAGGCATGGGCACATGCCCGGTTCGGTGGAAGCGGCGAGAACGTACTTCCAGCAGTTCAAGGGGAGTCCGGCCGAGGGATACATCAAGGCCCGCGGCCTCGAAGAGGTGGCCGAGGGGTTCACCCTGGGGTACGTCGGTTCGGCGCTGACTGGTCATGAGCAGAGGTCGGGAAGTCTGGTCATCCCGTATCTCCGCCCTGCGGGCGGACCTCATGCAGTGGCCACCATCCGCTTCCGCTGTATCGCCGACGCCTGTGTCCGGGACGAGGACGGAAATTACCTCGCCCCAGCCCGCAAGGAGACCCACCACGGACACGGGAAGTACCTGACGCTTCCTGGAGACGTGCCCCGGCTCTTCAATACTCGCGCACTCATCAGGACAGCGCCCTTCATCGTCATCACCGAAGGCGAGTTCGACGCGATGGTGTGGGAGTCGGTTGGGGCGCCGGCCATCGCTTACCAGGGCACATCGAGTTGGCGCGATCACTTCATTCCGCCACTACTCGGCTTTGCAACGGTCTACATCATCGCTGACGGAGACAAGCCGGGCATCGAAGCGGCCGAGAAGTTGGCTGCTCAACTCCCCAACGCCAAGGTCATCGTTCTGGGTGACGGCCACGATTCAAATTCATTCCTGCACGAGTTCGGGGCTACTGCCCTACGAGAAAGGATCGGTCTTCTGTGAAGTCGATTTGGGAGCCGGGCACACGAGTCCGAGTTCGGTCCACCGTCCTGGACGGGACCGCCGGCATTGAGGGCGTGATCGAGGAAGTCACCTACGCCCAGAAGGAGGCAGCGACTTCGGTCCTGCTCGACGTCGCAGACGAGACCTTGGCGGGCATAGGTGCCTTCTTCTATGACAACGAGCTGGAGCAGGCATGACTTACCGGATTGGCGAAGAGGTTGTCATCGCGGCCCCGTCTACCACCTTCGTGCAGCAGTTTGCCGGCTGGCACGGGACGGTCACCAAGTTCGTTGCAGAGGAGCCCTACCCCTACGAAGTGCAGCTCGACGGCTGGAGCCTGGGCTTCGCGGCCTCCGAGTTGGCATCTGCCGAACTCCTGAACGCGCTGGACGAGTCGCTTGAAGAGCTGTGGGCCGAGGCCCTGGAGCCCGACGTGGACGAGGTGAACCACCCCTCGCACTACACATGGCTGCCGAAGGGCATCGAGGTCATCAACATCACGGAACTCATGAACTTCAACCTCGGGAACGTCGTGAAGTACGTGCTCCGCGCCGGCCACAAGACCGAGGAGCCGATTACGGATCTCCGTAAGGCCGCCTGGTACATCAACCGCGAGATTGAGCGCCTGGAGGCGTCCAAGTGAAGTTCGACAACGGCACCGTCATCAATTTCGGGGATTTCCCTGAGTCCCGGAACATCTCCATCTCGATCAAGCCCTACCCGAGCTTCATCACATTCGATTCGGTCGAAATCGCTCGTGGAGAGGGCACGTTGATCCCGGCCAACATCTCGGTCGGTGAAGCAAAGCGGATTCACGAGGCGCTGGGCCTTGCGATTGCATCGGTCGAGGAGGGGATCACCAAGTGACTGTTGAGGAGCGAATCGAAGCTCTGATCATTCAGTGGCTCCATAAGGAGCGCGGAATCCATGCCGCATCCGCCCATATCGACGAAGAAGACTGGGAGATCCAAACCGAGTCCAGTGGAGGGTGTGACACCTGTGCTTACCGCACTTCCTACCTGAAACTCACCATCTGGTACGGGCTGGAGGGCGAAAGCTCTGGCCTGCACCTGCATTACATCGAGGTCCGTAAGGACCCGCTTTCCTTCCTGGCGGAACTTCTGACTCTGGAGGACGAGACCAAGTGACCCTGCAAGAGCACGCACAGGCCATCGGGAACGCCATCCGGGCCGCGTTCGACGACGGCTTCGAACTCGACAACGCCGACGGCATCCCTGTTCACGAGATGGACCTCAACGTCGTCGCCGACGGAACTCTTCGGGACTGGGTGTCAATCGACCTGCCTGAACCGACCTACCACTGAGGAATCATGTGAAGCGAGTTGTAGTCGTCTCCGACGTTCAGGCCCCCTTCGAGGACAAGCGGGCGCTCAAGAACGTCATCCGGTTCATCGGGGAGTACCAGCCCGACGAGGTCATTCAGATCGGTGACCTCGTGGACTACCCGGCTCCGTCTCGCTGGTCCGCGGGGACCAGGGCGGAGTTCGAAGGTAACGTGATCCGGGACTCCGAATACACCAAGGCGAACTTCCTTGAGCCTTTGCGGGCCGTCTACAGCGGCCCCCTGGGCATCCTGGAAGGAAACCACGATGAGCGGCCCCAGAAGTACCTAGCTTCTCGGGCGCCGGCCCTCGCTGCGGAAGACACCTTCTACCGCTTCGAAAACCTGCTGGACTTCGCTGGCTACGGTGTGCAGAAGCTCGCCCCCTACTACAACTTCGCTCCGGGTTGGGTGGCCATCCATGGGCACGAGTCGCCCGGCCTGAATCAGGTTGCCGGCCGGACCGCAGCGAGCAAGGCCCGGAAGGCCGGCGTATCGGTCGTCATGGGACACACCCATCGCCTTGCCATCTCCCCGGAGTCCACGGGCTATGGCGGGAAGCTGAAGACGATTTACGGCTTCGAGGTCGGGCACCTCATGGACGTCCGCAAGGCGGGATACCTGAAGAACGGCCCTGCCAACTGGCAAAAGGGTTTCGGTCTGTTCTACGTCGGCAAGTACAGCGCTACCCCTGCTGCTGTCCCGGTAGAGGACGACGGTTCTTTCGTCGTCGAGGGGCAGCGGTACGGAAAGATCAAGCGAGGGCCTAAGGGTCAGTTCGCGCAGAAGGAAGTGCGATGACGGAAGTCGACTGGGAGGCCCTTGTGCCCCTGGCCGAGAAGGTTTCTCGCGAGATTGCCGGTAAGTGGCAAATCGTAGAGGCCGATGACGTGAAGCAAGAGATCCTGCTCCACGCCTACCAGGAAAAGCACCTGATCGCCCAGTACCAGGGTGATACGGAAATTCTCCGGAAGATATTTTGGAACGCTGGGCGGCGATATGCCTCCAAGGAGCGTGCCTACCTCGATCTCATGGACGATCAGTATTCGTACACCCCCGAGGAAGTTCGCCAGGTGATGCGCTCATTCATCTACACGGACGACCAGATATCGGGGCAGATCGGAAAGAAGGACGACCTGACGCGCTGCGTCATATCGGACAACATCGTCTCTGCCCGCCTGGATGCCGAGAAGGGGATGGGGCGCCTGAACCTGGACTACCAGGAGGTAATTACGCGCCTCTTCGTCTGTGGGTTGCCTGCAGACAGCGACAGTGACCGCAAGCGCGGATACCGGGCTATCGATGCTCTCACCGCGGAAATGAACCGAACCATAAGGACAGGACGATAACCAATGCTTTCAACGCTCAAGACCTACGCCACTCCGGATAACAAGTTCAGCTTCTCCCTGTCCTACGCGGAGGAGCCGGGGGGCAGCGGAACTCTTACCGTCCTTTCGGAGACTGAAGGGGTCACCGTCGATCTCTCCCAGGGAGACCTGAGGGCCCTCAGTGAGGCTTTCAATTCCGCGTCCTACGCCACCATCCCTACTTGTCTGTGATCTGGAGCTGACTGCCTGAATGACCAACTGGAAGACGCCCACCGCAAAGACCGTATACGAGCGTACCTACCGGCGCGAGAAGCCGAATGGCGAGCTAGAGACATGGCCCGAGACCGTACGGCGGGTGGTTGCCGGGAACTTGGCCCTGGTCCCCGCGAGGTACATCGAAGAGGGTGAGCGTGAGCGCCTGGTCGAGCTGATCGAGTCGTGGGCCGTGATGCCCGCGGGTCGTCACCTCAAGTCGTCGGGGGTGAACGACTACGCCTTGAACAACTGTTGGGCAGCGGGGTGGGAGGCGGCTGACCCTGCGGAGCACTTTGAGTTCACCCTCTTGCGCCTGGCCGAGGGCGGGGGAGTCGGTTCCAACTACTCGAACCACTACCTCGCCGACTTCCCGGCCGTCGTGAGTCCGGTGAAGGTTCACATCGTCTGCGACCCTGCCCACCCTGACTACCTGGACATGGTGGAAGCCGGGCTCATCTCTACGGAGTACGCCTACACCTGGGCCGGCGCCTTCGGTGTTGAGGACTCCCGAGAGGGTTGGGCCGAGGCACTGGGTGACCTGATCTTCACTGCCCACAATCCCACGGCACGGTACGAGGAGCGCGTTTACGACGTGAGCCGGGTTCGGCACAAGGGCGCCCCGCTCCGCTCGTTCGGCGGCACGGCTTCGGGGCCGGCGCCATTCGCCGAGATGATGGTGAACGTTGGCAAGATCCTGACTCAGTCGGTGTTCGGGCCGGTCATGTTCTCCCCTCTCAGTGGCATAGCCGCTATGGAGATCGACCACGAGATTGCCCGTTGCATCGTCAGCGGTGGAGTCCGGAGGTCGGCCCGCATGTCGATCATGCGGTGGGACGATCCGCAGATTGACGAGTTCCTGGCCGCGAAGGCTGACCAGTCGAAGCACTGGACTACGAACCTGTCGATCGAGATCGATGACCAGTTCATCGAGGCGGTTCGCAGTGACCACATGGGTGCCACGCTGGTACTCAATAGCCTCGCTGAGGGCGCCCTGACCAATGGAGAGCCAGGCTTCTGGAATAGCTCCCTGAGCGCTGTCGGGGAAGTCGATGGGGTGTTCACTACGAACCCCTGCGGTGAGGCTCTGCTGACTCCGTATGAGCCTTGCAACCTGGGTTCCGTCAACCTCTCCGCGTTCGTGGACGAGTTCGGGGAGGTGGACACTGACGGGCTTCTGGAGGCTCACCGGCTGGTGACCCGGTACCTGATCCGTGCAACCTGCGCGCGGGTTGCTGACCCGAAGTCTGAGAAGGCCATCTCTCGGTTCCGGCGTATCGGCGTCGGACATACGGGATTCGCTGACTTCCTGGCGAAGAGCGGGCTGAGGTACAGCGAGGCAGCGGACATCTTCGCGGTAAGGCGGACTCTTGAGGTCCTGGCCGCCGAGGTGGACTCGGCTGCGGTCGAGTACGCGAACGAGCTGCGGATTCCGGTCCCGATCAAGAAGAGGGTGCTCGCTCCTACGGGGACGATCTCCAAGGTGGCCGGCGTCTCCGGGGAGGCGGCTCACGCCCCCTTCGCAGACTACTTCAACCGGCGCATCAGGTTCTCCATGGTGAAGCCGGAAGAGGTGCGACAGGTCGAGGAGTACCGAGCACGGGGGTACCACGTGGAGCCGTGCATCTACGCGGCGAACACGATGGTCGTCACAATCCCGACCAAGGACCCGCTTACCTCACAGGTCATGGATCCGTCCGTGATCGAGCACGCAGGGATGCTGTCCCTTGAGGACATGCTGAGCGTCCAGGCCCTATATCAGGAGGCGTGGGCAGACCAGGCGGTGTCCTACACGGCCTCCGTGGACCCTGAGAAGTACACGGTCGAG